TGTTCTATTCTTTCAGTATATCCCCTTGATTTGCCTATTGTTTTTAGTGAGAAGCAGACTGCCCATCCATCTCCATTTAATACCGCACGTTGTAGGGCTGATTCTGCATTGTCTATTGCCTGTTCTCTATATTCTTCGTATGCATCTTTAACGTCAGAACTTTGATTTATTCTGTTGTGAATTGTTGTTCTGCTTATACCTAACTTTCGTGCAGCAGTACTTATATTTCCCATTGTTTGTGAAAGTGCGTCTATTATTGTTGAATCTGGTGTTTTTGCTGTCATCTCTTTTCCTCTTTTTTATATTTTTTTAGTTTCATCCCGTAATTATTTGTTCCTTCAGGTATTATTATACCCTCTTTTCTTATTAGTCTGTTATTTTTGAATGAACTATAATCTACATAATGATGAATCCTATTAAATTTCCAAGTTAATCTGGATACGTCTGGATGTAAATCTACTTGCATTTTGCTTTTTGGATATGTGCCTTCTTTATCATAAAATTCTTTTGAGTTCCCCCCACGTATTTGTTGTGTCGCGGACTTATCACCTAAAAACGCATTGAATTGAACTGTAACCCATCCATCTTTTAAAACCCTTAAGGATAAATCAGTGTCTTCATTGTATCTGCCCCTCCAACGATAAGGTATATCATTATTTATGAGCAGCATAGAATATATTCTAGTATTTAGGATAAAAGGAGGATTCTTTTTAATCCGAGGTACAAACATTTCATAATTAGGACCAGCTATTGCAATATTTGTATATCTATCTACAAAATCTGCCATTGCTTTAAAAATAACGCCATCCTTCACATATACTTTAAGATTATTGTGCAACCTATAAAAACATCTGACATTATCATCAAATACCCAATGCCTTTCATATCCTTGTTTTACAGAATGATCCCAACAAAAGTTTCTGGCAACTCCTGGGCCCTGACTTTTTGTTTGGCCTAAATCATCACAGTTGTTATATTCATCATGATACTTTTTTGGAACGACTAATACATTTTCTGGTTTATCTACTACTTGTTTGTAGATATCCTCTTCGTCCTCTTCAACAACAGTATAAAAATCAATACCTAATTTAGTTAAAGCTTTGTCTGTTAGTCTGGAATCTGTTCTTGATCTTGATACAATATAAAATGGATATTTCTGTTTGTTTTCATTCACTTTCATACCCCAATTCTTTTAGATTGGCATTGTACTTTTTTGGATACCATGTGGATTTAGTTTTCAAAGTTAGATTTTGATCTATTGTTTTACTGAAATCATTGAAATCAGTTTCGTTGTCAAAATGTATTATTATGTGATGGAATCCTGTTTGATCTTCCATGTTGAATTCAGGCATACCTTTCCACTCGGATTCAACAGGATTATATTTGTTTATACCTAATGCAATTTTTGAATCATTTATTATATCAGAGAATTGTTCTTTTTCTTTAATTGTTTCTTCGTTGTTTTCTTGAGGTTCAGGATATTCTATATTTTCTTGTAGTGATGAAATTAAATCATCTAATAATTGTCGATCTGTTTCAGCCATAGAAGAAATAGGATCAAATGTAATTAATGCCTTTTTTTCCTCTTCCTCGGTTAGATCTACATATTTAATAGGGACTAAAGATTCATTATTTTTTAAAGCCATTTCTACACGTAAATGACCATCAATTAAATTACCAGTTGTTTTGTTTACTATTATGTCTTGTATCCATCCTATTTCAGACAATATTTTATCCATTGAATCTTTCTGGTGTTTGGGATGTCTGCGCCAATTGTTTTTATTCAACACTACTTCTTTTGGATCAATATATCCTGTATCGACTATTCGGTTATTGTACATTTTAACTTTCCTTTTTTTTATTTGTTAAGGTGTGAAGATATTTTTATTTGTATTATTATATATAAAGTTAATAGTATATATAGTTTTTGATAGAATGTATTATATAAAAAGAGAACTTAAAAATTAATCTGATTTTTTTGTAAGGTAATCATAACCTATTTTCTTTAAAGATATTTTGATTTCTTTTAGTTCTTTCTTGTTTAGTTTAATTAAATCTTTTATTGTGTTTTCTTCTCTGTATTCCATTTGTCTTCCTCTGTATAATCATAATCATCTAAAATGTTTTCTAAGGATTCTTTTATATGGTAAATTATACCTTTTGCTTCATAGGTTTCAGGTTCGATTTCTTCAAGGTTCTTTACCAGTTGTCTTAATTCATTTGTTAGTTCTGACATTTTTTCTCCTTTGTATAATAGTAATAGGTAGTAATGATATAAATAAGTTTCCTTTTGGTTTTATTGACTTTTTCTAAAAGTCTTTTTGGTAACTTTTTCCTAAAAAGTTAAGGCCCACAATAGAATACAGAATATATATAATATGGTTTTTTACTTATTAATCCGTATCTCCAATATAAACCCTTACAAACGATTTCTTTGTGTACATTCATTGGCCCATAATCCAAATCACTATCAGTAACATACAACATTTCTTTGATTTGATTTAATTCTGATTGGTTTATATTCAGCATATTTTTATTACAATAAATCTCTCCATCTGTAAATCTTGCCTGTCCAAATAATAATCCGTATCCATCATATCCATAATTATATATTTTTGTTTCTGTGCTTTTTGAATCATATTCTGAAAGATCTATATCTATTTTATCACAGAGGGGTTTACTTGTATCTGATCTTTTAAATAATCTTGTAGGAGCTCCATACCAATAAATAAATTGATCTATTTCTACCCATATTTCTTCATAGTTACAATATTTATCGCCACTAGCTTTATAGAAACATATAAATTTACATTCTTTCCCATTTGGAATATATGTTATTTTGTCTCCATATTTTAAATCAACAGCATCCATATTAATCTAATTCCTTAGTCTAATTTATAAATTATATATTCTGCGGCTGATTCAAGATTACGAATTCTTTCAATATGGAATAAACAAATATGTCTAAATATCTCATGTAAATGGATATTATTTAGTTTTCCAAAACACCACGAAGTATTTATCTTATTTTCGAGTTTGAAACTTTCTTCGTTGAATTGTCTCAGTGCATCATAATAAATAGCTATTGATCTGTTACCTGGAGACCCAAATGTTTCAGTGTTTGTAGTATATCTTAAATATTCTTTTGTTGAGAAGTAATCTAAAACCTGTTTGTCTAAAGCATTGTAAATATTATCTGTCTTTGGTAGCCAGCAGACTTCTCCTTTATTCCATCCGTCTATGTTGCGCTGAATGTTTTTTTCTACGTTTGCAGTTGGTTCTTTATTATACTGAAATTCTTCTATTAGTTTCATGTTATTATATATGGTTTTTAATAATATAAATAAGTTTCTATAAAAAAAATATGAGTTTAATTCTCAAATATGAATTCTGCTATTTTGAACTCTTTTATTATTTTATTTTTTTCTCTTTCAATATGTTTATCTCTATTTTCTATTTGTTCCTCAGTTATTTTAAGTCCTATTTTACAAATTAATCTCTTTTCTTCTCCATATATAATATTTATCTTTCTTAAGTTTTCATCATACATTTCTTTTAATATAGTTCCTGGCATATTTTCCCCTTTTTTAATTAATCTCTAAGTAAGATTATACTCATTACAAATCCATAAACAACACAGGTTATAATCACTCCAAGCCAACCTAATAAACTAAATATCCAGCACGTTAAGAACGCCTGGACTAATAAGTATAAGACTAAAAACATCTTTTTCATTTCTTCACCAAATTATTTTACTGTCTTTTTCAAGACAATCTTTCATATTTTTTAATGTTTTATCTGAGAGTAATTCTAAATTTTTCTCCATTTCTCTTTTCTCATTACAAGATTTACAGATATTTTCAAATGTTTCAACAGAGTAATCTGAATCTGGCAAAATCATATCTCTTGTCGCGCCGTTCTGGAAGTCATCATAAGGTATAAATTTACCACAATAATCACATTTGTTCCAAGCTTTTTCTTTCATTCTATATCCCTCTTGATTAATTTGAATAGATTTTCTCGTTCCTGGTATAAAGCTGTACAAAGTATATCATAATTTGAATTGTCTTTGTAGTTTATCATCTGAGAACAATTTAAAGCATATACTTCTCTTAGGTTTCTTATGGTTTTTATTCTGCCGTTTAGTTCTTTTATGTTTTCTTCAGTTAGATCTTCTATCATGATCCCCTCCATTCTAATGGTTCACATCCAAATAAATTAATTTGATGAATTTGAAATGCCAAATATTGATCTCTGTATATCACACAATCATCTCTACCTAAGTCATGTTCACCTTTAGGTAAAGTTAATTCAACTACAATACCACCACAGTTATATTTATTTGTTTCCTGTTTAGGTAAATCAATCCAATACATATACAATTCTTCGTCTGAATAGATTCTTCCACATTCTGTGCATTTGTGTTCTGAGATTGATTCATTACAGTAAGGATAGACTTTAAGATGTAAATCGTGTTTCGGTTTAAACGAGTTTATATGATATCCATCCTCTTTCTTTTCGGCTTCTACTGTTACTCCTGAATCATGACTATATACTTTTTATGCAGATCGTTATCCCACTCAAAGCACCCATATATAATGAGCGCCTGTACTAACTCAGCGTCTTTGTATTTTTTTAATACTATTCTTAAACTTTCAGTGGTGTTTTTCTGCGAAAGATAAGTTTTCTGGACGTCGCAGTATATCCTAAGCATCTCTTCACGATTCAGCCCGACAACCTCTTCCATGCGTTCTACTGGCTTTTCGTTTATCTCAAAAGATATTGTTTTTTTCATTTTTCTATTACCTCAAGGATTACTTTTTTGTCTTTTAGGATATCTGTGGCATTACATATACCAGATCTTGTTTTTGGCCGTCCCGTATATAATACCCACCATGCGCATTCTTCCTCTGCTGTTGCATCTCGGATTGTCTCAGTGTGACAATATATATCTGTTCCGTCAGACAATGTCCAATTTGGGGCTATCTGACTTAACTTAGTTTTTGCTTGTGCTTTGTAAACCGGATGGTGGGTCTGAGCTAAACACAAGTATGCTCTAATCTCTAAAGTCATTGGCTCTTTCCAATCTCTTACTTCCTTGATTTTTATCTTTAAATCCTGCATAATCATCCCCTCTTCAGCGCTCTCATAACTCTCTTACACTTCGGGCACGATACCATCCAATCTGATTTTCCTTTATACAGCCATTCATATCCACACTTCGGGCAGGTCATAGGTTTCCCGGGTTTAACTTTGTCTGTCATTCTTCTGCATCCTCCAGAGGGCAATCTTCTGAAATTGGAGACCAATTTATTTTACCATCCGTTATATCCACTAATTTATATCCTTTGATTAAAGAACAATATCCCCTATCTCTAAATGGGCATTCGGTGCATTTATTTACAATGACAATCCCATTTTTTAATCTAATCTGTTTTTTTCCCATACACCACTATTAATACACGATATTATTAATAGTTTCTGCCTTTCTCCTTAAAAATCTCATAACACCTGCACCCCGGGAACCTTGGAGGGTTCTGATGTCCTGATGTATGTGATTCATTTAATGCGATCCAACCATCCGCCATATTTGCAGCGCATTCCGGCGTGACCTTGTCATCCATTGAGGTCATCCACATTTTAATAACAATAACGCCTAAATCTGCAATACCCTCAACAAAGATCCGGTTTCCTGCTTCGTATGCCTGTGCGCTTTCGTGTGTGGCTATCAGCTGCGCCCTAGGGTGTGTAAAATCTGTAAACTTTTCCTTAATTTGTGTGGCGGTCTTGTTATAACTCCACCCCTCATCTAAGGCTTTGGTGACAATGGTCTTAATCTGGTTTTTTGAAGTGGTTTGAATGCCTTTAATATAATCTGTAGAACCTCCGAACTGAGAGAACCAATTAACCGCGCGTGGATTATCAAGATTAAACGTACCGCCAATATCAGCGTCAAAAAACTTAGATGCAATATCCCCGCCCTGCTCCATTGCATCGGTTTCTACTGCAAGGACTACACTTTGTAAGGTTGCAGTGGTTTCATTTTCTGTTACGGCCCAAGCTCGATTAAAATCGTTTAAATTAGCCCGGCCTTCCTGCTCAATTAGTCTAAAATAATAGGCAGTTCGCGTCGCTCTGCTACTTTCTGGGAATAAATCTTTGAGGCTGTCGAACTGCTTAAGGTATACATCGCGTTGCATCCTAAAAAAGCTTTTTATTTTAGGCAGATGTTTTTTAGAGATTGCGTCCTGTTCGCGCGTTTTTATGGTGCCCCAGTTAGCTTCTCTGAGTTTATCGATCATTTGTTTTATTATAGGTGTTGGAATAAAAAAAGGTTTGTTTAGGTTTTAGTTTTTAGAAATCAACATCTTTACATTTTCGTTAATCCGTTTAAGCGCTTCTGTTGCCGCCTGATTGGATTCAACGCCGTTAGCAATCTCGTTTACCTCATCATCAGATAACTCAACAGTAAGAGTTTGGTTTATCTCCCTGACCACATCACGCATTGACATTGTGCCCGCCCATACCTTACTATCAAGGGTTGCAGCGCTTACAATAGCGTTTATCCTATCGTTTATGTTCTCCTGCATCAGTGGCGGGAATGAAACCTTAATCTGTATGTCTTTGTATCCTTGGATTGTAAGCAGATAATTACAGAGCGTGCGCCATACGTCCGCCCACATCTCCTGACGGCTTTCAATCAGTGTCATAAACGGCCCGGATAACTCTTTGGCGGTTGCGAGGTTGCCGGTGCTCGGATCTCCTGTAAGTAATGTTTCCGGCACCCCGGAAGCGGTGCACACCATAATATAAAACTGCCTTACATCCGCAGGGCCCATAACCTTTGAGCTGCCAGCGTCCACAACCTTATACTCATTACCACCACCCATCGTTAGCATTGAGCCGGACGGGTTACTTTGCAGAGGTGTATTCATGCTGTTAGTATCGCCAGCGAACGATGCACCAATAGCGTTTATGGTGCTCTGATTTGTGGATGGAGTAGAAACCATAGTCGAGTATTTACGGATCGTGCGCATGACCGCGCCCCAATCTTCAAGGAATTGAGTTCCTGCTTCAGCCCATCTATAAGCAGCGGCAAGATCTGTAATCCCAAACCCTAACGTATCTATTTTGTTTACAGATACATGGTAAATTGCGACAGTCCAATCAATTATATTATCCACAATACCATCAGTTGATTTATCAGTATTTCGGAAATCAGGATAGTATGTAGTTTTGCCGTTATGCTGTCGTTTGTAAAATAACGGCTTATAACAGTCATTTGGATCGGTGATAATCTCGGTGATCTCTTTCATCGGCATGATCCTGATCGACGGTTGCGGTTTGGCGTATTTGTAAATCGCAATAAACAGATTGCCTCCTTTCTGCAACATCTTATCATTATGCTCTATTGCCTGTTGTGACACAAACGCGCTGAGGTTGTAAGGATCATCAAGTATAGGATCTAAGATGTTCTGTTTTTTGGTTTCATCTTCTTTAGATACCGAGATTTCAAACTTTTTT